AACGCATCTTCGGACCCTGCAGACTTTGGCAGTGCGAGTAACGCACAACAAATTCAGGGGCCAATCAACGCAATGTGTGGATTGGTCGGTCTGTACATCGACACTACCGCCATCGACGATTCCGAGACCGAGAATCAGGACTTCGGAATTGAAGTCACACTTGATGTGGAACGATGGTCTCCATTGATTTCCAAGCCTCGTCGAAAGTCCAAGGCTCGCAAAGGACGCAAGGGGCGCAAATGACCGACCAGCTTCCAAAATCGCAGATTTTGGATCAGGAGGAAGATGCCGGGGCATCGAGTCCTGATGCTGGTTGGAGCCCCTGCCGAGTATGCCTAATCATCCTCGTCCTTCTTCATCCAGAAGTCGCCAATCTTCTCATTGGGTAGCAAAATTCGACCAGAGCTGCATTCATCTATTTCGACGATACGCATTAGCTTCGTCGTAGCTGCAGCCACCGTCGCACGATTCCTTGTGTTCACAGAATCGACGCCAGCCTCGGATTCTCCATCCGCATCTTTCACAGAAATAGCTCATCGGCATGGAGATTCACCTCGGAGTTCTTTGTAGAGGGCATACAATCCTCGGAAGTTTCTTCCGTACATTTGAGGGTCTGCTTTAGCTACGTCCCTCGGGTGTCCTCCCTCAGCAATGATTTGGTATGCAGCAGCCTCTCGGGAGATGCCAGTTACCGAATCGTCATCTTCTCTCCATGTGCCTGTCATCCAAGGCCCTGCCAAGTGGGTGTACTCCCACTTTGTGGCCTTCTTCTCCTTGTCGTAGAATTCAGGAGTCACATAGTGACGAGCTTGCTCCCGAGTGCCAGCTCGGACAGCTTGCTGACCGTAGCCAATCTCGGTCCATTCCTTTCTCACGGTTCGTAGTCGAACTGATGTTTCATACTCGACGTACACATGGAAATGAAGTCTTCCTGTTTCAGGACATACTTCAAGCTGCCATTGCATGAAATTCACGGGACGGGAATTCGCATGGCTGAGAATTTCCCTGTGAATACAGCTCGTCGTTTTCTCGGTGATTTCTTCACCGTCTGCATCCGTCATGACGGAGATGCAGAAATGTCTCCTTTGGATATGCTCGTTTGTGGGCATGAACAGGCGCACACGTAGGTAGCTTATGAAATGGCCGTGCGGACGTTATTACCTTGCACGGCTTTTAACAGGTTAACAGCATCCCCGCAGGGCCCCGTTTAGGGGTGTTAACCCCTCTCAGGTCTTAACAGATTTTTTTTTACACTGTCGTGTGTGTGGTGACGCCATGCCACGACTTAGTTGGACATTTCAGGTTGACAGTGATGGGGATGGACACGTAGGTGAGAAGCACCTGCTGGACATCTCCGAAAAGCTATCCGAACATTATGGGAAATTGGTACGCCAATCCCAGAATTTCACCGTTCGGAATGCTTACGTTAGAGTCTTCAACCCGAACACCGCAATTGAAGATGAGGTGTTAGCTTGTTCTGGAAAATTGGTTTATTTTGAGCCGACCAAGAACCGCAAGGCAGCTTGGCGAAATGCCTTCACGGCTTGGCTCAATAACCGCAAGGCACTCGGTGTCAAATCACGCGGAGCGGATTTCCGAGTTGGCTTGTCAAATGACTACAGCACCGATGTTGGTGCTTTTGGAGATGGTGTCAAGTACAACGCATGGATTAATGCTGACGATGACCCATTGATGCTCACGCACACAACGACTGAACAGTCGATTTTTGCGACTTGGAATCGTAACTTGGCATTGAATCAGGAAGGCCCAACGAATCCGAACGGAGGATTCGGACATTGGGCACAGAAGGATGCCGATTCACTTCTTGACGAACTCGATTTCGTCACGAATGAGAATTCGTACTACAAGGAGGGCGAGGCCTCGGAGCAGGCCGCTGTCGCTCCGTTCATGCTGAACTTCTCAGCTTGGTTCGACAACGCATCTTCGGACCCTGCAGACTTTGGCAGTGCGAGTAACGCACAACAAATTCAGGGGCCAATCAACGCAATGTGTGGATTGGTCGGTC